ACCTAGGTATGGAGATTTATTAATGGATTGTTATTTATCCATTGATTTGCCTTATATTTGGTCTCCTATTTTCCCACCTACTATTAATGAACAAACAGGACTATGGACATATTGGGCGCCTTATGAGTTCAAATGGATTGAAAATATAGGTGCGCAAATGATTAGTAATATAAATATAGTATGTGGAAATCAAACATTACAAAATTTTTCTGGAGCGTATTTACTTTCTTGTGTTCAGCGTGATTATAATACAGATAAAAAAAATCTATTCGATAAAATGATAGGAAATGTTCCTGAATTGAATGATCCTGCAAATTATGGTGCGCGTGTAAATTCATACCCAAATGCATATTTTAACGAATCTTTCTCGGGTTGCGAAGCATCTATCAGGGGTAGAACTCTTTATATTCCTTTAAATTCTTGGTTTCAATTGAAATCTCAAATGGCGTTTCCGTTGGTTGCGCTACAATATAATGAATTAATAATAAATATAACACTCAGACCTATAAATCAACTTTTTAAAATACGTGATGTTATGGATGTAAATAACAATTATCCTTATGTAGCGCCTAATTTTAATTTGTATTATATGCAAATGTATCGCTTTTTACAACCTCCGCCTGATATTTTCATTGGTATTGATTCTTATACAGACACACGTTCGGTTTGGAATGCAAATATAAATTTAAATTGTACATATTGTTTTCTCTCAAACGATGAATCTCGTTTATTTGCAATGAATGAACAAAAATATTTATTTAAACAAGTATTTGAGCAGGTATTTTATAATGTAACAGGACCAAACAAGGTTGAACTTAATTCGGTTGGTATGGTTTCGAATTACATGTTTTATTTGCAAAGAAGCGATGTGAATTTTAGGAATGAATGGAGTAATTATACAAATTGGCCATACAATTATTTGCCACAAGATATTATTATTGCTCCTACAGACGGGAATTATGTATTAACTAATATAACTACTGAATTGTTTCAACCATCTCCTCCTAGAACTGTTTATGTAGGTCCGGGTGTAAACCCAGATGGTACTATATCTGGGTTATTTATTACAGGACAGTATAATATTCAAAATATTAAAGATATCTTGGTTAATTTGGCGATATTGTTTGATGGAGAATACAGAGAGAATAATCAACCCGTAGGGGTATATAATTATATTGAGAAGTATACGCGAACGGCTGGTAATGCTCCAGATGGTTTGTATTGTTATAATTTTTGTATGAACACATCTCCTTATGATTTACAACCAAGTGGTGCGATTAATATGAGCCGTTTTAATAAAATTGAATTTGAATTTACGACAATTATTCCACCATTGAATTATTTGGCTCAGACAATGACAATTTGTGATCCTACAACTGGTGATATTATAGGAATAAACAAACCTACTTGGCAAATTTACGAATATAATTTTAACATGGTTGTTTTTGAAGAGAGAATAAACATGGTTGTATTTGTTGGTGGAAATGCTGGGTTAGTTTATGCAAATTAATGCAAATTAAGTTTTTGGGGAATGTTCCGCACGCACGCAAAGAATGTTCCGCGAATGTTCCGCACGCGCGAAAATTTTCATTATAAATTAAAGATACGCATTTGCTGCCAAAGGTCCGGTATCGACAAATTCTCCCGATAAAGAATGTCTTTTTGGATAATTCGGAGAAAATTCTTTGTCTTCTTTTGATAAAACAGAATTATTACGCTGTAAAAATAATTCTTGGCCAGATTTATACTTTTCACTCCATGTATCTACTCCTTGGAAATATTGCGGGGGAGGACCTAAATAATCATAATTATAAATTCTAGCTTTTTTACCCATATCATTTGTTAAAGACGAATATGCATATATATTAGAATAAGATAAACTACTGGCATTATTATAACCAGGTAATTCTTTAGATATCTTTTTCTCTCTATTTATAATTGGTTGACAACCTTTACAATCAATATCTGATGTACATTGCTCACCAGTAATTGAACATCTAGATAAAGGTCCGCAAAAATTAGAACAACTATATCTTGTATTTATAGGAAGATTTACAGTATGACTTGTTTCTGGCGTACCTAAATCAATTGTAGGACCATAATTATTAAAACATTCTACAACAAATTTATTTTTTATTAAATAATTTATCCACAAAAATAATGAAAATATAAAAATTATTACAATAAAACTTGATATTAATAAAATTTTAGTATTCATATTATAATAATATAAAATATTGTAAAATTAAATATATTTTATATCATTTTATATAATGGAATCATTTTTAAAATCATTTTATATAACGGCAAAACCTGAAAAAAAAGAAGAGGTAAAAAAAGAAGAGACAAAACCAAAAGAACAGGTAAAACCAAAAGAAGTTAAAAAAGAACCACTAACTTTTTTTCAACAAATAATTAACTTTTTAAAATCTATTATCTACAATATTATTTTTTTTTTAATTATTTTTGTTATTGGTGTAATGGTTCTGTATTCTTGTAAAATAGCACAAACTGGTGTTTTGCCTCTAAACGATCAAATATTTCCATATGTTGATGGAAAGTGTAATAAATATGATAGAATACCAGTTAATATTAATACATTTACAGACGAAGACGGAATAGACTATTCACAAAAATTGTATGTAGATAATTATGAAAAAAATGTAGATTCCAAATTCTTTAAATTTTATAGAGGTATTAATTCTTCAGACCCAGGATTTAATGGATATTTGTTAACTGTATTAAAAAAAATAATTTTGATTAATTTTATGTTTGAAGATTTTATATGGAATTTTTTCAATAAAAATTTATATGAATCTGTTATTATTTTTATTATACCATTTATTTTACCTTTTATAACAATTATTTTATTACTAGTAAACTTTTTTTATTTTTTTTATTCTTTGATTTTTTCCGCTGGTATTTTTCAAGATAGTTACAAATATTATTATTATTTTGTTGTATTTTGTTTATTTTTTTTATTTCTTATATTGTCCTTTACTACACCATTATTACAACTTATTAATTTATTTGTATTACTTTATGTAATTTTCCAACCAATATTAACAAATGCTTCTAAACAAATGTCTGATAAAGATGATGATAATTATACATTTTCTAAATTTTTAAAAGATACAATAACATACAAATCAAATATTTTAATGTATTTATTAACATTTATTATTATTTATTCGTCATTGGTATCATTAGAATCTTATTTGTGTGCTGTTTCTATTGTAGTTGTAATTATAGTTTTTATGTTATTCTATTTTAAAATTCTTCCTGGGAAGATATACGAAAAAGTAATACCCGACATCAACGTTTCGCCTGTTTCATCATATGATAAATATGAGATTAATTGCGAATCAACCGGTGGTGGTATTATTACAAACATTGGAAATATGGTTAAACTACCAAGTTTGGGTACGGTTTTTAAAACGGGTGCAAAAGTAGGATTTACAGCTTTAAAAGCAGCACCATCAGTAATAAGAGGAGTAAGGAATATAACAAACGCAGTAGCACCAGCAGCAGCACCAGCACCAGCACCAGCAAAACCAAGTATGTTTAGTTTTTCGGGTAATAAAAATAATGAAGCAGTAGCACCAGCAGTAGCACCAGCAGCAGGACCAGCAGCAAAAACAGGTATGTTTAATTTGTTTAATAAATCAGCACAAACACCAACATCAGCACCAACAGTAGTACAAGGAACAATAGTGTCATCATCAGGACCAGGTGCGTCAGCAGGAACAATAGTGTCAACAACAGCACAAACACAAGGACCAGGGGCGTCAGTAGGAACAACAGTGTCAACATCAGCAGCAGTTCAAGGACAAAATGTAAACAATACAAACAAGATAAACATTCAAACTGGAGGAGCAAGAAACTTAAAAAATTTAACACAAAATATAAATAAAATAAACCGTATATTTGAAAATCAATAAATATAAAAAACAATATTAAAACATTTTAAAATTTTAAATATGAATGATTTACCTTTTGTTAGTATTTGCACACCAACATTTAATAGACGACCTTTCATACCCCATTTAATAAGATGTTTTGTAAATCAAACATACCCTAAAAATAAATTGGAATGGATTATTGTTGATGATGGTACTGACCAAATAAAAGATCTTATATGTCATATACCACAAGTAAAATATCATTCGTTTAAAGATACAAAAATGACACTTGGTAAAAAAAGAAACATAATGCATAAATTATCAACTGGAAGTATAATTGTATACATGGACGATGATGATTATTATCCACCAGAACGCGTTAGCCACGCGGTAGAAACACTACAAAAGAACCCACAAGCATTATGTGCTGGATCAAGTGAAATGTATATTTATTTTAAACATATAAAAAAATTATTACAGTTTGGACCCTATGGACCAAATCATTCAACAGCAGCAACATTTGCTTTTAGAAAAAAACTATTAGACCATACTAGTTATGATGATGAAGCTTGTTTAGCAGAAGAAAAAGCTTTCTTAAAAGACTATACAATTCCATTTGTACAATTAGATTCATTAAAAACAATATTGGTTTTTTCACATATACATAATTCTTTTGATAAAAAATCACTTTTG